CTCATCCTGAAACCAAAAACGTCCGCAAACCCGGGGCTTGCAGACGTTTTTCAACTGGCGGAGTGAGAGGCCGATTCGACCTTCCCCAGCATTCTCTGCAAGGCTCAAAACCCAGCAGTATCAAGGCCTGCGACTCCGCACCCTTATCCTGCCTTCTCATACAATCCCGGCCCGAAACATGGGGCAGATGATGGGGCAGATTCGATGGCTCGACCGATCCACCGCCTGAGTGCCCGGGCGGTTCAAACCCTGACAAAGCGAGGCTACCACGCGGACGGCGGCGGCCTGTACCTGCTCATCGGCCCGACAGGGGCAAAGTCCTGGGTGCTGCGCTACCAGCGCGCCGGCCGGCGCCGTGAGATGGGTCTAGGCTCCGTCGCCGTCGTGTCGCTGGCAGAGGCCAGACAGGCCGCAGTGGCCCAACGCAAGCTGCTGGTGACCGGGGATGACCCCATCGCCACCCGTCGGGCCGCCAAGTCCGCTGGCGCGACGTTTGGTGAGGCGGCGGATGCCTACATCGCCGCGCACCGTTCCGGCTGGAAGAACGACGCCCAGGCCGAACAGTGGATCCAGTCCCTGAGGGACTACGGCCCAGCCCGAGCCACGCCAGTGGCCGAGGTGGACACCCAGATGGTGATGGCCTGCCTGCGCGCGATCTGGGAGAAAAAGACGGTCACGGCCACCCGCGTTCGCGGCCGCATCGAGCGTGTTCTGGACTGGGCCAAGGTCCATGGCATGCGGGAAGGCGAGAACCCGGCCAGGTGGCGCGGGCACCTGCAGAACCTGCTGCCCAAGCCGTCCAAGGTCACCAAGGGGCGGCACCACGCGGCCATGCCCTACGCCGAGATGCCGGCGTTCATGGCCACGCTCGCCGAGCGGGACGGCAGATCGCGGCGCGCGCTCCGCTTCACCATCCTCACTGCCGCCCGAACTGAGGAAGTGGTGGGGGCGCAGTGGTCAGAATTCGATCTGGATGCCGCGGTCTGGACCATCCCTGCCAGCAGGATGAAAGGCGGCCGGGAACACTCGGTACCGCTGACATCGGCGGCATTGGCGATCCTGAAGCCCCTGAGCCGGAAAGAGCCACCCTTCAAATTGTCCGAGAACGCCATGCTGTACCTGGTCCAGAAGCCGGCACCGAAGGGCTTGGGGCTGCCCTTCACGGTCCATGGGTTCCGCTCCAGCTTCCGCGACTGGGCAGCCGAAACGACCGAGACCCCGAACGAGGTGGTCGAGATGGCTCTGGCCCACGCCATCCGGAACAAGGCCGAGGCGGCCTATCGGCGCGGCGCGATGCTGGACCGCCGGCGCGTCCTGATGGAAGCCTGGGCCACGTTCTGCGGCTGCTGAGCTGACTGGGCACCAGTTGCCCCCCCCCGCCTCCTTGCGGGAGCCCGGCGGGGTTGGGCCTGGACTGTCAGTCGGCGCACCATGCCGCCATGGACACCCCCACCCTACCCCCAGGTGCTCTCATTCAAGCGCTCCGCTACGTTGTGACCGTCGCGCGAAGATAACGCCTGCCGTCGTACCCTCAAGCGTATGGCCATGCTCACGCGCTCACAGCTTGATGCCCTGCTCTCCGGCTTACGGGTGAAGGCGGTCAAGATCGCGCGTGACTATCCCGTAGGTGACCAAGCAAAGGCCATCTCCGGCGAAGCGGAGACATTGGAGTCGCGTGTCTCAGCGAACGACAGCGCCTACTTCCACCGCGAGGTGGCCGCACTCATGTCGGATATCGGTGCTGTCGCGCCTGTGATCCCTCATGAGTAGCCAGCGCGGCGACTACGACCTCGCCTTCAACGAAGTACATCGCGTGGTTTCCGAGCACGGTCCTGGCAAAGAGGTGGACGCAGTGCTGGAAGAGATCCATCGGCATTTGACGGGGCGATATCCCGACGATGAGGAGGCGATCCATGAGCTGATGACGTCATGGCTTGTAACGCTTCGAATCCAGACGAACCTAGAAGGTTTCGGCTAAGCACCCGCTTCCAGGACCGTCGCTCACCAGGGCAAGACGCACGGAGATCGACATGAACTACGGCGTGCAATACCTGACTGACAGCGAGCGCAAAGCGCTCCAAGTGGCCTACGACGAACATGGCCGAGACGCGTACTTCTGGCAGACCTACAAAGATCTGGAAGAAGTCGCACGTGCGAGGACTGGAGATTCTCGCATCAAGGTGGCCAACGAAATGGCACGTGCTGCAGCGAAAATAGGAGCAAACGAGCGCCCACTGTATCTGTAGGCGCCGTTGCTCCCTGGCTATGCTATTTCGCTAGCCTTATCAATCCCGAAGGTGCCGCCCATGATGGGCGGCCCTCATGTCACGGCGCCGTGTTAACGGTTGCCCTGCCCAGGCTTGTTCACTTCGCCGGGCTTGGCCTGCTTTTCAGGCGCCGGCTCATTGCCCAGGTGCTTCTTTTCGTCCGGGGCATGGGATTCTTTCTGGCCGGGTTGCGGCTGCTGTTGGATGTTCATGGTGATTCCAGATTACCGCGGCAAGATGCCGCAGTGGCCATACTCCTCCCTCCAGTGCAGGGGGATGTGACGCTTTGCGCGTGAGTACTCACGCGCACGTCACTTACTTAGATCAAGTCACCAAATCACAACACGCTGCGTGTGTAGCAACTGCATATTCCACGGCACGCTACCAGAGGCTTTCCTACAAGCCAGCTTGATTGAGACGACGCTCGATCGCAGCGACCTGGTGTGCCAATCCGCGAGCGATGAAGGCCAGCAGCTCGTCCATTCGAAACGAGTACCGGTTGCCGGCAGGACTGTACTCCTGCACGACCTCGAACCCCGCCTCCCTCGCCTCCTGCAGCAAGTTTCCGAAGTCGTCCACGACCTGCGGCATGGCGCCCCATTCCTCGCGGATCTCCGGCTGCTCGTCCCATTCGTCAAAGCAGATGAAGCCGTAGGCAAACGGGTCCAGGCCGTGAGCCTCCAGGATCGCCACGGCTCCTTGGACCGTCATGCCGATATGCTGCCGCGCCAGCTCCCCCTTCTCCTGCACCATCGTGAGCCACCGGTAGGCCCCAATCTCGCGCCCCAGCTCGATGGCCGCGGCGATCTCGGCGGCGGTCAGTTCGCGCACGGGGGTCTTCTCCCGCGCGTCCGAGGTGTTGATGGTGCCAGTGGCTGCGTACATCACACCCCAGCGGCGGCTGGCTGATCCGACGCTGGAGTAGTTGTCCGCGTTCGGGACCACCGTGCTGGAACTCTCGAAGCCGCTGATCAGGTTGCGGAAGAAGCCATCCGCTCCCAGGCGGAAGTAGTCCGTGGTGCCGAACCTGATGAACACCCCATTTGCATCGGCGCGAAGCCTGGCGTTCCCGGTGCCGATAAGGACGCCAGACGCACCGGAAAACCGGTTGCTGTTGCCGGAGAACTCCTTGTCGCCGCTCACCGTCTGGCTGTTGGCCAGAGTGACGACGTCCGCAGGACCGAGGCTGGACGACGCCCAGGAGGTGATGTTCGAAGGGATCGAGAACAGATTTGTGCCCCAGGTAGCCCCGACCGTGGCTCCCGTGGCAATGCCGGCCAGCTTCGTTGACTGGGCGGTCGTGAACCCCTGGTACCCCGCCGCGTAGGTAACGGTCAGGGTTCCCGAGGTCGTGACCGGACTTCCCGAGATCGAGAAGCCGGCCGGCATCGAGATAGCGACGGACGTGACGGTCCCTCCTGCCCCCGCCACCGTGTCACCAGCAGGCAGCTGGACTGTCTCTCCGGCGACGCGGACGAGCGGCCTGCGCTGGGTCACTTACAGCACCACGTAGTCGTAGTCGTCCGTGACCAGCTCCGTGGCGCTCTTGGCCATGCCCAGCTTCTGGTCGATCTTGCCGGTGTTGCCGGCGTCGGCCGCGTCCAGCGGCACTGCGATGATGCCCCCGGCAGTGCCCAGGTAGTAGTTGGTGCCAACCGTCAGGCCGGTGAGCGCGTCGTTGACCGAGTCGAGCGGGTAGCCCGTCCCTTCCGCATCCGCGGCGACGGACTCACGCACGAAGCCGTGGGCCGGGCGCGCGTTGGAGTTGTCGGCCAGGCGCGCCTTCAGGACGCCGCCGTCGGAGAACCGGTTGTAGAACTTGCCGGCGCCGATCGCCTCGCTGGCGATGATCGGCTCGCTCGGGTCTGCGCCCGGGTCGTACATCGACGGATCCAGTTTGCCGTCGCTGCCAAGGGCCGGGATCTTGCCGGCGTCGCCAGCACCAGCCGAGGCGATGACCGGCGTGTACTGCTTGGTCTCGCCGGCGTTCCGATAGAGGACCTTGTCCACCATTGCTTGCTCCTATGCCAGCTTCACTGGCTCATCGAAAGTGAGGTTCAGGCGGGTCGGCAGCGGGGCGTACCCGACCACGATTTCCCAGCCGGTGGTCGGCGGGGCCTGGGTGAGCGCGCCGTTGGGCCCGGCGAACACGAATCCGGGGAACCACGACCAGCTAGCGTCATCGATCGATCCGCCGGCCTTGATGCTGATCGCGGCGCCTGCATCGCCCGCGGTGATCGATACGCCCAGCATCCCGGCGACCGACGCCGCGTCCGTGGGATCGAGGTGGCGGACGCCATCGGCGCCCTCCGAGACCAGCCGCAGGGCCGATACCGTGGCCGCGGCGGGGCGAACCAGGGGGGCCAGCGAGACAACCGGATCACCAGCGACACCATCGGCGTTCTCGACTTGGATGCCCTCGCCGGCCGCGATCGAGCGCTGGTGCCACGCCCCGTCGCTTCCACGCGCGGCCAGGCCCATCCCGGCCAGAGCTGCCAGCTTCTGCAGGTTCGCCGGCACCTCGCGGACGAGCCTCCAGACGGTCGATGCGATGCCGCCGGTTGAGCCGCCAGTGCTGCCCCCCGAGCTCCCGCCGGCCTGGCCGCCTGAGTTGCGGATCTGAGACTCCTGGACCAGAGAGCCGTCCGGCCAGCGCAGATCCTTGCCGACGGTTGCCCCGTTGGTGCCATCGCCACCGACGCGGACGACGCGCCCGAGCTGGTCCTTCAGCTTGATCTTCGTCCCGGCCATCACTGCGCCACGTAGGCCCGGATTACGGCTTGGCAGGCCGCGAGTTGGTCGTCTGCGTCTCGGCCGGCTCGAACAACAGCCCCCGCAAACTCCGCTCGGCGCTGGGCGGCCGCATCACGTTCGCGGGCGGCGGCACTGGCGTCGGACAGACGCTGGGTTTCGCAGCTCGCCCAGCCGTCGCGCAGCCGGAGATTGCCAGCACGCAGGTCAGCAACAACAGCATCAGCGACGGCCGGGGCCGCGGCGCGGGCTTGCTCATGGGTCTCTCCGATCTTGGCCAGGGTGTCGGCCTGCTGGTGCTCGGCGCTGCGAGCGGTCTCTACAGCCTGGGTCTCGGCCTGGGCCTGCTTGGTGGCCTGCCGGCTCTGGGCCAGATCGGCAGAGCGGTCGCGCCACTCTCGACCCAACAGGCAGCCAGCGAGGAACAGCAGGAAGCCGGCCAGGAGATGCGCCCGGGTGATCACTGCGGCACCTCGATGTTGTGCTTCTTCAGCTCGAACTCCAGGCGCATGATCCGCATGGTCAGTTCGTAGACCTTGGCCTCAGCGTCCCGCCGCGCCTTGCGCTCCTCGTCCAGCCCGTTCTCCAGCGTCACAAGCCGAGCCTCTTGGGATGCGATGCGCTCTCCCAGCTGGCCGACCAGCGCGTCGCTGGCCTTGCCCTCCGGCGACAGAAAGCGGTCCCAGGCCACCTTGCCCAGCAAGAGCAGCAGTCCAAGCCCGCTTCCAACACCCCAGACGGTCGCGTCGTCCATCACGCCAACGCCTCCCGGACGCCGGCTGCGATCACCGGCTCCGGCCAGAACAGGCCGCCGTTCTCGTGCCGCGCAATGGCCATGACCAGCCGCCCAAGCGTCACCTGCCGGTCCAACCGGATGATCTCGGTTGCACCTACGCCAACCTCTCTGGCCACCTGCCGGACATAGGCACCAGTGTCGTTTTCGACCGGCGGTGCCCAGCGATTGATGATCTCCTTGACCGTCCTCAGCCCGTGCTTGCGCTGGTAGGTCAGCAGGGTCTTGGCTAGCGCCCGGAACCCCGCCTGCGGCGTCAGGAATACGCAGAAGCGCGGCTCACGCTTGATCGCCTCGGGGCTGCGATCCTCGCCCTGCCAGGCAACCGCAGTGCGGTCGATGTTCCCGGGGTTGTTGTTACGCACACCCCGGGGAGTCTTCTTGTTCGCTTGCTGGCCCATGCCCTGCCCCGTTCCGTTTCGGACATGCTGGGGCAGTGGGGATCCGGTTCAACGGGCAAGAAGCCCAAGAGGGCAGCCGAGGGGTAAGCTGGCAGGCACGACCCAGCCAGCCCACCACGGACAGACTTATGGATAAGCTCAACCGCGACCTGCAACGGACGCTATTGGAAGCCCTTGCCGCCTCTTACCCTGAGCCGGTCTATGCGGACTTCCTTCGTCAGCATGCGCCCGGCTCCGAACTCGAGGTGAACATCGCCTACCTAGGCGAACACGAGCTTGTCGTTGCGTCGTTCATGGGGACCCTGGATGGGGGAAATCCACTCATGACGGCCAAGATCACGGCCAAGGGGCTGGACTTTCTTGCTGACGATGGTGGCCTTGGCGCCATTCTAGGCGTGCTTACCATTCGGCTCCACGAAGACTCCATCAAGCAGCTGATTGCGAGGCAGATCAACGCGTCTGACCTAGCCCCGCCCGACAAGAAGCGATATCTCGATCGGCTGCGAGAGCTGCCTGCCGAGACCACCAAACACCTTGTACTGAAGATGGTTGATGCTGGTCTAGAGAACTGGCAGAAAGCACTTCCACTGCTTCAAAACATCTTGGGGTAGAAGGCATCCGGCGGAAGCGGATGTAGGTTTCCGCGTTGATTTTGACGAGGAACTCGTCCTCGTGAGCATCAACGCCGTCGAAGAACAGCCCGCGAGGGGCGAGTACTACGGCTTCCATCGGGTGACCTGGGCTGGCGGCTGTGATGAATGAAGCTACAGGGCCACAGCCGGCGCTCAACGGGGCAGCGGGCGCCCCACCAAAGTCGCCCTCCCCCGGCACTGACCCCGGGTCAGCGCCACCTAGGGCCGGCGCACAGCCCGAATGAGCGCCGGGCAGACCGGCCCCCTGCCCTCCCCGCCACCCGGTGGTAGGATTCGGCCCATCTAAGGATGGGGGGATAGGGAAATGAGCATTCGAACGACTGTTGTGGCCGTAGCTGCGGCTTCCGCATTGACTGGCTGCATGAACCTGGCTACCAAGCCAGCGGAAATCACCGGCTCGTACACGTCGGACGTGAAGTATCAGAGCTACACCTGCGAACAACTCGGCGTCGAGGTGAACTCGCTGGCCCGCAGGGAAGATCAACTCGCCATTGCGCAGGAGCAGCGCCGCAAGAGCGGAAAGGTGCAGGCATTCTGGCTCGGCTACGGAACTGGCGACGGCATTGAGGCATCTGAACTCGCAAATGTCCGCGGGGAGAAGGAGGCGGTCCGCCGTTCCATGGACAAGAAGGCATGCGGCGGACCTCAGCAGGCAATTGCGTCAGCGGCGTCTGCTTCCGCCCATGTCGAGTCAACTGCCCCGGCGACTGGTGCCAGTTCCAGTTGGCGCAGTTGGGGATCGTCCGGCGCGGCGCAAGGCCAGCAGAAGACGCTTTACCGGTGCCCCGGTGCCAACGGAGCGGAGGTCGTGTCCGAAACACCAGCGGCGGGGTGCATCGTCATCAAGTAAGGGAATTGCTACCACCCCCTCCCGCAGGGTGGTAGCTTTGCCGGGTCTAGGGATGGGGGATGGGGATGGGGATGGACAAGCCAAAGATCATGGCTCTATTGATCTGCCTAGGATGCCCATGGCAATCCTCAGCACAGGTCATGCAGACCACTGGCGACCTCTACCAGACCTGTAAAGATGCTGACTTTGAACGGCTAGGCGATCTTTCAGCGGCAGCTTGCGGCTACTACATGGCCGGAGCAACTGAAGCCATAGTGATAGCTGGTCAATTAGGCTCTCATCGAAGCTATTGCCTACCCTCGACCATTTTCCCAAAGCAGGCCGCCGCTGTTTTCGTTAAATGGGCAGAAAAGAACCCAGAGCAATGGCACTACCCCAGAGCTGCCGGCTTGTTCAACGCACTGTCGGAAGCATTTCCCTGCTCCCCGCGCCAGAACTAGAATCACATCATGAGCCAACCCACAGACATCCAAGACGCCGAGATAGTCCCCACTACCGTGGACGCAAAGAGAACCCGCCGAGAGGCGGGTTCTGTGTTTAGGGCGCAGCAGTCAGGCCATCAGCGGGCCAGCATCTATGCCCAGGGGATGTCAGCGCCGGCAGTCCCGATCATGCCGCCGCCCTCGCCACAACAGCCTCTTTGCTGAACTCATTCTGTTGCTTGATCAGGCAATCAAGCCCATTCGCCCAGTCCTGCACAACGTAAAGCCCCATCTCGGCAAGATCGCTGATGTTCCTGCCCTTCTCGTTCCTGATTGCCGAAAACAGCGCGCCGATCTGATTCAGCTGCGCCTGGCACACCTCCAACTCGCTCAGCAGGCTCTGGATGCGGCTCTCCAGCTGCGCCTCGCGTTCACTGCTACCCGCTACAATCTTGCTTGCCATGATCGTCTCCCATTAGACGGTTGTGGTAGGCCGGGCCGGGAGTCCTACCTCCCGGTTCGGCCGCTTTACTTCTTGATGTGGTCTTGCAGTGCCGCGATCAGGCGTTCAGCGGTGGCGTTGTCCAGCGTCACCGCGTCCACCCCGAGCTCAAACGTCGCCTGCAGCCGATAAATGATCTCCGCACTGATTGATCGGCGACTCTCTGCCGCAGCGACCACAAGCGCTTGCTGCAAATCAGCCGGGAACCTCAGCTTGAATTGCGCGTACGTGCGACTCATGCCGCAGCATCCAGTGGATAGGGGAACAGCGCGCCAATGTCTATGTCATAGACCGAAAGCCACGCCCCAGCCGGCCAAGCCTTCACGCTGCCATACCGCTCATCCATCACGTCCACCGCGCCAACTCCGTTGGCTTTGCTCCACGCCCGAAGCCCAACATAGGCATTCTTGGCGAACTTGGTGCCGATGGCCTTCTCCACTGCGATCACCGTGGCGTGGCGACTATTCCTGCCCAGCTCGTCCCGCAGCCGGTTTGCCTCACGGACAGCCGCTGAAGCCCTTGCCATTGCCGTAGCTTCGCGCCGGCTGCCGATTTCCGCCTTAGTGGCAATTGCGTGATCCCGCTCCTTCTCCACCTCAATCCGCCGCTGCTCTGATTCCAGCGCAGCCTGCAGGATTTCCAGCTTGGTCAACTCCCTCGGCTGGGCCTGCTTCTGCTCCAGCTCAGTCATCCGGTCGAACACCACGGCCTGGATCTCGTAGCTGTAGCTCATCGCCATCAGGCAAGCCTCCCGCTTGGGGAAGGTGTAGAGCGGATTGGCCTTACCGTTGCTAGCGGTGTAGTAGCCGGAAAAATTTCCGGCTACTGCCGCACCGAGGACTTCGGGGACCTTCTTCAGGAAATCCGAATGTTCCAGCTTGGCGTAACCCTTGGACGGGAACGCCGCGCCCTCCAGCCGGGCTTGCTCTGCCCGGAACTCGTTCACGAATTCGACCAGTTCCAAGCTGGTCATCGTCACTTGGGCATCGCCCTGCCCGATCACCAGCCCGTTCATGCGGCCTCCTTCTGCTCGGCCCGCTCCTTCCGCTCTTGGATCGCAATCACGATCTCAGCGGTCAGGCTCCTACGATTCTTCTCCTTCTGGGCTTCCAGCCATGTCCTCAGGTCATGAGGGAGCCGGAAGTTGACCTGTACATCGGTACGCATCACCGTTCTCCTTTGTGGTAGTACGGTGGTAGATATACATCCGTGATACATGGCTGTCAACCACGGTGATGCACTACGATTGCCGGATGGCCCGTACAGACCCTCAGTTCAACCTTCGCATCCCCATTGACCTCAAGGTGAAGGTGGAGGAAGCGGCAAAAGCCAACGGCCGCTCAGCCACATCAGAAATCCTCGCCAGGCTGGAACAGTCCTTCGCCATCGCGGACTCGCCGGAGAAGGAAATTCACCTTTCCCGTATGCAGCTCAACGAGTTGGTGCAGTCCATCACGGACCAGGTCGCCTCGCACTTGGCCGGCGCACCTGAGGCGTTGGGGCGCACGCCCAAGAAGGGCAAGTAGCGTCCGCAGCCCCAGAGCGCCCGATTCTGACCAGCTGGCAACCCTGAAGCGTTACGCTATTGTCACAGTCCCATTTTGGGACTATGGTGGCACCCATGCGAGTCATCGCCCGCTCAACCCTTGAGACCTTCTGGACCATCCATGCCGATACCAAGCAGCCGCTACAGGCTTGGTACGACGAGGCGTCTGCGGCCAAGTGGAGAAGTCCACAGGACATCAAGGATGTCTACGCTAGTGCAAGCTTTGTTGGCACCAACCGTGTGGTGTTCAACATCAAAGGCGGCAATTACCGCCTGATCGCTGCAGTTGCTTACAACTACCAGGCCGTCTACATCAAATTTATCGGCACCCATGCCGAGTACGACAAGATCGACGCCGCAACGGTGGAGATGAAGCTATGAATATTCGCCCTATCCGTACCCATGCCGACTACGAGGCTTCCCTACAGGAAGCCTCGTATTTCTTCGACCACGAACCCGCCCCTGGCACCGAGGATGGCGACAAGTTTGAGATCCTGATCACCCTGATCGAGTCTTACGAAGCCAAGCACTACCCGATTGAAGCACCCGATCCCGTCGAGGCGATCAAGTTCCGTATGGAGCAATCCGGCCTGACGGCGAAGGATCTGGTTCCCAGCATCGGCCAGCAGAACCGCGTTTATGAGGTTCTGAGCGGCAAGCGTGAGTTGACCCTGCCGATGATCAGAAGGCTGCACAGGAATCTTGGTATCCCAGTCGAAAGCCTCGTCGGTGCCTGATCCCACAGATGTTCAACGCAAAGCCCCGCCTAGTGCGGGGCTTTGTTGTTTGGTAGCTTTGGGCCATGGGCCTCCTCATCGCCGCGCTAACTGTGTGGGACTACGTGCTGGCGTATGCAGGCGGTGCGCTCTTCCTATACGCAGGGTTGGTTCTTCTGCCCAAGGGCATACGGCAATTCCTGCTATTCCTCTGGAAGACCATGCCCAATGGCCGGATCAAGTCATTTCTGTTCAGGTGGCGAGGCCGACCTGACCACTCCATGATCGACCCCCGCGATCCGTGGGTACAGGCTCAGTGGATCAAAAAGCCCCAACAGCGCACCAACCGCATCAACGCACCCGCAGAATTCATCCCGGGGGAGCGCGTCGACCAGCCTAGAAGCGGAACTCATCAGCAGGGACCGGAGTCCCGCCAATGATGTCGATCTCCAGCGGCTGCTGGGTCTGAATCGCCGAGCGCGTCCCTGCCGTACCCAATTGGCTGGCCGCCTTCGTGAAGGTCAGCACCGCCTCCTCGCGGAACTCCGGCGGAACGCGGGCAAGGATCTCCGCCGCCCTGTACGGATCGAGCATCGCCTCTGACACCAGCATCGCCACTCGCTCGCCGGCGCGCTTACGCAGGTCGGAGATGTAGCCAGCGGCAACGCCCCGCGTGGGATCAGCCAGAGCAAGCATTCGTTCGCCACCCTCACCCACCGCGTCCTTCAACGTGTCGATGCCGGCAATGTTGGTTGCGGTGTCGCTGCCTCGAGTCTTGCCCGCGTCCAGCGTGCGAAGCTGGCGCTCCAAGTCCCGGCGTACCGCATCTACCGCCTCCTTCTGCGGCTGGTCCAGCATGGCATCGGCGGTGGCCCCCTTGAAGCCGGGGTTCACCCTACGGGCGAGGGGATCGAGATTGCCAGCGGCACGCAGGAACCCGGAGTTCAGGACGGGGTTCTCTGCAACGTCACGCACGGAATTTGACCGGCCGAGCAGGAGCGCGCCGAGATCAACCTGGTTGGCCTGCCGCGAGGAGGCGGCGTAGTCCGTCAGGAACTGGCGCCACGCCGGGAAGGAAGCGGCCATCTGGTCGTCCAGCATGTCCCGCACCTGCCCCAGCTGCCCGGCCGCCAGCTTTGCGCTGGCACGACCATCCAAGCGGCCTGACCGCAGGTAGTCGATCGTCTGCCGGACCAGATGGGCGTCGCCAACCGTGTTGATCCGGTCCAACTCTCCGGACACGTCACCCAGGGCTTCGCGCACCGTTCGGGAGGCCCCGAACCGCTGTGCAAGCTCGGACAGCCCCTGCTTCACTGGTGCAACGTCCACCGGGATGTCCTCGATGGGCGCCAGCGTCCGGCTCGCCGCGGCATCTCGCGCTGTCCTGATCGCGTCGGAGGACGCCGCGTCGGCACCGCCAAACACGTCGGTCAGCAGCCTCGTGCGTGCCGCGTTGTTCGCGGAATGCCGTTCGTTCAGCAGGGTATCGAATCGTCCAACCTTCGCCGTCGCCAAGGTCTTCTGCAGGTCGGCCAGCCCGATATCGCCTGCCAGCTCGGCAGTGGTCGGGAGAGAGCCGGGTACGATCTCCCTAGCCGTCTGCCCAGTGAGCGCGCGGAACAGCGCATTCGGATCTTGGGCGTAGTCCATGATGACGCGACCGGCCTGCGACTCAGCGGCAGCCCGACGCGCAGCAGGGAGCAATGCAGCCACCCTCGAAAGCAGGGCGCCGGATTTGTTCAACGCCCCGGTGATCGCGCCGCCGGCAACGCCGCCGAAAGCAGCGTTCAGCGAACGGCTCTCCCCACTGGCAACAGGCTGCAGAGTGCCAAGGAATGCCCCTTGGAGAGCATTGGCGCCTATGGACTTCGGCAGGAACGCAGCGACGGTTGAAGGTGTCTTGGCCGCAGTGCCCGCGATACCGCCGGCCGCAATTGGCGCAAGGGAGCCGATGACGTTCCCCGCCATACCCGCGCCTGTGCTCATCAAATCCTGATCACCGGCCCGGCGCTCATCGATGTGAGCCTGTAGCTTGCGCTGCGGGGTGAGGAGGATGTCCTTGGCCTGAGCCGCGGCCTGCGGGTTCACGCCCGAGAACACATCAGCCAGTGCAGGGATGGGCCGGCTGGCCTGATCCACCAGCGCCTGCGCCGTGCCTTCGCCCCAGTCGACCAGCGCCTTGCCGATACCAGCGCGGAAGCGGTCCAGGCCGCTCATGCTGTCGGTGACGCGCGGAACGGGCTCTGGCTGCTGCGCCGCTGCCGGCTGCTGCCCTTGGATACGCCGGATCTCGTCGGCGATGACCTTGGCGGCTTCGGTGTCGCCTGCAGCGTCAGCACGCTCCAGCTTCCCGAACAGCTCATCGACGGTATAGGTGGCTGCCATCAGTACTTGTCCAGGAGGGATTGGCGGCGGACATCCTGCGGCGTCGATTCGCCACTGAAGATGGCCCCGGCCGCATTGGGCGCCAAAGCCATCCCCGATCGCTCAGGGCCGAGGCCAGCCGAAATAGCCTCCAGCGCGGTTTCGCGCGCTCGCGCCTTCTGCTTCAGCGTCGCGTCGGAGTCGCCGGGTTGCGGCAGGTACATGCGCCCGTAGATGTCGAACTCCTGCCCCGTGATGGCTGCCCCCGTGTCCTTGCGCAGGATCGCCGACAAGAACTCCTGACCGGCCTGTTCTGCCTGCTGCCGTTCCGAGGAAACGATGCCGTTCACCACAGGGGAGTTTCCAATGAACGGCAGTCCTCGCAGAGCCACGTCGGCAGTGCCACGAAGCTTGCCCTGCTGGCCGCCGGTGGCCGTCATGTTGGGCGCGAGCGTGCCGAGGAGCTTGTTTGCCGCCGCGCCACGTCGCAGGTAAACGATGTCCTTGGATTGCCCTTCGGTCAGCTTCAGGCCACCGCCAGCGCCAGCAGACGACCCGCTCGGGTTCCACTGCCCGCGTCGTTGCAGGTCGAACTGCTGCTGAGCAATGCCAAGGCGCCCCAGAGAAGATTGAGCACTGGCACGAGAGGCCGCGGCAGCGGCATCATCTTTGCGGATTCCCGCCAGGCCCTGCGCAGTAGTCTCTACGCCACCACCACCGGTCAGGTACTGGTTGTTGATCAGGTTCTGTCCCTGCACGGCCGCCAGTTGAACAGGCTTTCCTTCAAGCGCCGCAAGCAGGGCATTGCGAGTGTCCCAATCGGTTGCTTCGGCTGCCCGCGAACGCAGACCCTGCTGCTGAACTTCGCTCTGATAGCCGGAGAACTTCGTCGGATCGACGCCAGCTTCAAACAGCCGGGCAAGGTCACGGGGGCCGCCAAGCGACTGGATGGCATCACCGAGTCCACGTCGAGCCATCATCTCGCTTCGCTTCTTGGAAGCGTCAAGAAGCAGGTTCTCCACACGCGCAGCCTCCAGCTGCGATCGGCTGTAGGCGCTATCGCCCCGGCCGAAAGCATCGGCCAAGCTCATGCCGCCTTGGATGAGACGGCTCAGATCGAGGTCAGCCATTCATCAGCCCCCACTTCGCCTGCAACTGGCGATTCAATGCGTTGTTGGCGTTGCCGAAGTCGGCACCCGCCTTGGTCTGGGTCTGGATCTGCGCCAGGCTTGGCTGGCCCATCCCAGACTGCGCCGCGAAGCCCGCGCCGGCTCCCATCAGGCTGGAGGCCATATCGACCCAGGGATTGCGCTGGACGCCGCGCAGGCGCAGCTGGGCCAGGTAGTCGTCCGCACGGCTCCGGCGGCCGATCTGGTCCAGCTCCATCGCCACACGCGCGTCCGCGACACCCTCGCGCTGCCGCTGCTGTGCCGGCGCATCGATGCGGGCCATCAGGTCGGCAGTCCGTGCGCCGTAGTCGCCGATGCCCAAGGCCGCGTTGTTGGCGTCGACCTGGTATGCACGACTCACCTGCCCCACCTGGCCCAGCCCGCGCTGTGCGTTGGCCTGAGCCGCGCGCACCTGGTCGAGATACTGGCTGCCGATGGCGGCGCGCTCGTTCTCCGCGCCTTGCGCCGCGCGCTCGCGCATGGCCTCGGCGATCGCCTGATCGGCCTCCTGCTGTCGGACGCCCTGCTGCCGGATCTGGCCGGCCAGGATGTTGTCCTGCTTCTTCTGCGTCTGCCGGGTGTTGTAGTAGTTCGCGCCCGCACTCAGTGCCGTGAGCGCCAGCGGAACCCAAATAGCCTCAGTACCCATCAGCGGCCCCCAGCGCCGTAGCCGAAGCCCGGCGAGTAGTACAGGTTGTAGAAGTCCCGGTTCGCCCGGCGCGTTTCGGCCTGGTCACGGCTGGCCTTGGCGATGGTCCCGACGCCCGAGAACAGCTCGCCCAGCGCGTCGGCGTTGAGCTGCGACCGCGCGCCGGCCAGGTTGTTGCGCAGCGACAGCGCGGCGTTGTTGGCGCCGGTGGTCATGTCCGCGCCCGTCTGCGCCAGCTGGATCATGTTCATCCGGCTGGTCTCGTCGGCGTTGCGCAGCTCGTTGGCCGCGCTCTGCGCCAGGCGATCGGCGGTCAGGATGCCCTGCTGGTAGTCCTGACCCAGCTGCCGGTTGGCGTCGACGGACGCCGAGCCGCCGATCAGCCCGTTTCGCGCCATGGCAAAGCGCAGGCTGCGATCCGCCGCGTCGTGCTGCCGGTCCAGGTTCTGCCGGTAGAAGCTGCGGCTGGCCGACAGGAAGTCGTTGATGTCGGCCTCGCGCTGAGGGCTGCCGTAGATCTGGTTGATCTGCTGCATCGAACGGTTGATGTTGGCCTGCCGCAGCCCTTCCTGCTGGGCCGCTTGCTGCGCTGCCTTGTTGGAACCGCCACCGGCGCCCATTACTCACCCCTCAGCTTCGAGAAATGGGCGATGTCCTCGCCCCGCACTCCGAAGTGGCGCCAGACGCCCTCCGGCCGGAATCCCAGCGACCGCTCGAACCACTCGATGGCCTTCTCCCGGGTGGTGAGGGCGCTGGTCTGCAGGCGATGCGCGCCCGCCTCGTACAGCCGATCCATGAGCCAGCGCGTGGCCTTGGTCATGGCGCGCCACTGCTGGGCCCAGCCATCCTCGGTGCCGACCATCCAGGCCTGCCACACGCCGGCACCCGCCGGTTGAAAGCCGCCCGCAGCGGCAGGCAGGTTGTCGCCCTGCAGGACGGTGAAGGCGAATCCCTGCGACTTCTGCGCCGTGTCGATGAAGAACGCCGCGGCAACGTCCGGCGAGAACTCAGCCAGGCCCGTGACGGCCAGGAACTGCGCCTGCTCGTCCGCGCGCATCCGCTCCGAAAGGAACACCAGATGCGCGGGACGGCAGGGAACGATGTTCGAGGGAAGGCGAGCGGGCAGCATGGACGTATGCTGCTGCCCGCCGGAGGGGGTTCAACGGAGTCAGGACATGCCGCGCAGGTCCTGGAGGTACAGGCCCAGCGCGTTCCACTGCCAGGGCTCGCTGCCGTCGTAGGTCAGCTTCACTGACAGAGACGGGGCGGCCAACGGCATCGGGATCACCATTCCGGGCACGGTATCCGCTGGCACCGTGTACCCAGGCGTGAACAGGCCGCCGTTGCTCTGGTCGATGCCGAAGGACACCGACACGGCACCCTCGCCGATGATGTCGAAGCCATACAGCATCTTGGTCACGCCGGGCTGGCCAAACTCGAGCCACGGCCACTGGATGATCCCTTCGAACTCTTCGACCTGGCCAGGGGCCACCTCGTCCCCGACCTCGGTGTCGTCCACGAAGTGGATGAAGTCGCCGGAGCGAAGGTAGAGGCTGTCGCCCGCGATGGCCCAGTCATCCACCACGAACGGCAGCTCGTAGCGGGACCATGCGCCCACCTGCCCCATGCGGGTCATCGAATAGACAAAGATCTGCGTACCGTCCATTGCTACTCCGCGGTGAGGATGCTGCTCGCGCGAACGAGCCCAGTGGAGGCATCACGGATCTCAAGCAGAGCCCGCGCGCCCGAGGAAAGCGTGCCGTTCCGGGTCTCGGACAGGCTCTGCCACGTATCGGGGGTGATGTTCGAACTGTCCAGGCTGCCCTCCAGCATGGACACACGCAGCTCATAGAGCGCGCCGATGCCGAAGACGAGGACCGAGGGAGTGGCCGTTGACCACCACTCGAACATGGGCTCGGCGCCGCTGGTGACCAGCCCCCCGGTGTTCTCGACAGAGAACTCCCGCGGCGCTGGCACGTCGGCATCGAGCAACCGCACGAAGGCTTGAGCATCCGCGTAGAACGGCCCCTTGCCGTCCAACGTGAACTCGAGCAGTCCCGCCCAGGTGGTGCTGGTGAAGTAGGACGTGCTGATGTCCCAGCGGGTCTCGCCGCCGGTGGAGGTGCGCGTGCCGAGAATCGGCGTCGCGTAGTTCCTGTCCAGCTCCATAGTGACGCTCTGGGGAATGACGTCGCCGCGCTCGCCGCCGTCCCAGCCCGGCCGCATCCCCCGATTCTCGCGCGCAGCAAGGACGCGCAGCACGGAGGCGGACGCGAGCAGCTGGCTCGGGTTTCCCTCGTGGTCCACGAAATTGCTATTGCCCGTGGAGACGATGCTTGCCCCAATGGGATCGGAGAACTTGCTGGTGGCCACCGCATTGAGCCGGGCGGGCCTGATGACCCAGTTCACGACAATCGTCTCGCCGGAACCCTCGCGCTCGGTCACGATCCCCGTTCCCGAGCCGGACGTGACCGGAACTTCCAGGTTGCAGACGAACCGCCCCTCGTCGTTCTGGTTGTAGTAGCTCCGCAGGTCATCAGTGCGGCCGGTCAAGCTGATCAGCACCGAGTCCTTGGGCGAGGTCAGCCAATCTGGGGCGTTGATGATGTTCCCGAAGAAGAGGGAGACGTTGTCGCTGTAGAAAACCAAGGTCGGAACCTGCGGGACGGGCGCCGCCTGGGAGAAGGCCAGCCAGTACTGGCCCATCGCCGGGTAGTAGAGGCCCAGCGGTTGGTCGGCGTCGGCTGCGGCTTCCTGGACCAAGGGATCCACGGGCATGCCCACATCACCTGCCTGGAAGTTGGTGCTGCTCGCCGCAATCCCAACCGTGCGCACGCCCTGGGAGGCCAGGAAGAACAGGTCGTTGGACACCGGCGCAATGGCGTGGTGCTGGGTGCTTCCCATCGGCAACGCGTCCAGCAGCGCCATGTTGGCCGGGTCCTCGTCCACCTGCCAGAGCTGGAAGGCCTCGGCGTTGAACACGATCAGGTTGCCGCGGTACAGCCCCATGGCCGTGACCGGGTTCGCCCCGTAGTTCTGCAGGCCCGTGGGCAGGTAGCCGGCGTCGTTGTCCGTCGACCAATCCAGCGGGTTGACGGTGGCCGAGTAGCGCACGATGTCGTCGTCCCCGCAGAACACCTTGGACGCGGCAATGGCCACGATCTTGGTGTTCGGGCAGTTCGGATCCTCCACACGCCGCGAGACGGCCCGCAGGGTGACGGTGCCGTCCTTCACCATGCCGCCTTCTTCCTCCGGCCACTCCGGTTCCGTTTCGCCGCTGATGTACAGGGGCTCGGCGGTCCACACCACGCGGGTGGCGGCGATCGCCTCCCATGTGACCTCGTTGTCGACCACCTGCTGCCCGAGGACCGGCGGCCAAGCCGGCTCGCTGGCGTCGGAGAACCCAGACTCGGGCTGCACCGCCTTGTAGGCCAGATCGGCGGGAAGCCCGGCAAAGGTGCCCTCCACCCACAGGTTGCCTCCCCAGATCGCGTGGTTGTGGTCCGCGACGGACCAGAGCTCGATGCCGGCCCTGCAGTAGGCCGCGCCTTCAGGACAGATGGCCTCGCAGGTTGAGCGATGGACTGCGCCACCGGCACCGCTGTCCACCTGGTTGCCCTTGTCGATCCTGAGCAGGACGTTGGAAGCACTGAACCAATGCACCTCCACCCAGCCTCGCGTTGCCCCAGCGATCGAGGCCCCCTGGTCGATCAGGCAGGCAGCCGTGATCTTCTTGCCGACCGGGACCACCAGCTTCGTCTGGTTCAGCGCGCCGCCGCCGGCCTGGTTGCCCGGCAGTTCGACGTAGGTGCGCCAGCCCCCCTTGGAGACATGCTCGGAGTAGAAGGCCGAGCCAGTGAAATCCCAGTTGTTCGCCCCATCGGTGAACTCTCCGTTCTCCACGGACGTTGCCGTGGGAGACGGCGCAGTGATGGGAACGACGATGTCGCCGGGCTGGTACAGGGTGCCGGATTGCCAGACGGGATACGCCATTACTGCGCCTCGCTGATGTTCGAAGTCGACCGGGAGCCACTGCCGTAGCGCTCCTTCACGGATGAAGGAACAGGGGTCGTCGGGGTGCCCGTCTCCTGGTCGACGGTGTAGGGGTTCCGGTTGCTGACGTCCTCGATGACCGTCTCGCCAGGATTGGTGGGCCACGTCGGCTCCACCGTCCCAGAGCGCGGGCTATCGCCCACCGTCTCGGTGACCGCGTACCGGTAGCCGTTGTCCACGACGGGCACGACGACATCGCCCAAGGCGCGGCCGACGTTGGGCGCCCAGGGCGTGTACCCCGCGCGGTCCGACTCAACGCGGTACGCCATCCCATTGCCCTCCGTGGGGCGAACGAGCGTTCCCGGGAGGTAGATGTGGTTCGGCTGCCAGACCTCCCCCTTCTCCAGCCAGTAGTGGCGGATGAGGCCATCGGCAAACTCGGCCACGACGTACAGGTAGCCGAGGAACGGCAGCGCGAAGTGGATTTCCTTGATGGCGGTCGCCGGTGCCGTGGGGTGCCGGATCACCTCCACCTCGACGCGCGAGGTGCCCGAGTCGACCACCAGATGCGAGAACACGACGAACTTGCCCTGGAACCAGACAAGGCCCTTCGTCCCTGGCGGGAGCACCACTTCGATGCGCGTGCCAGGCCGGCACTTGATGGTCCGCGCCGCGGTGACGTACCCGTTCAACAGGTCGTACAGAGAATCGGGCGAGGCCCCGCCCTTGTCGCGCAGGCGGGTAATGCCGGCCTTTACTGCGGAGAGGTTCTGTTGGCGCATGGGTCAGGACTCCGGCCAGTCGCCAGCGGAGGCAGGCCGCACTGCCGGCGGAGGCACGCACGCGCCGGGCACGTAGCGCCGCGTCTGATGGGACTCCGCCACGCGACTGCGAACATAGGCCGTTGCCTGGGCCGCGTAGTTGCCGGCGTCGGGCTGGCTGTAGTGGGCCTTCGCGTTGGCCAACGCCTGCAGAAAAACAGCCTCCGGGTCCACCGTCAGCACATCGGCGCCCATGGCGAGCTCAGCTGGCCCGAATGCCCCCTTGATGCGCAGCTTCCATGCAGCATCGGCCGGTGCCGGCCACAGCTCGATGCACTGGCGAATCTCGTAGTGCGTCGGCAGGCCCTGCACGTCCGCCGTGTAGAGCGTCGGATCGATCCCGCACACCAGCGGGCGCCAGCTGCCGTCACCTTCGGAGATCCCGACCCAGTGGACCTTGCCTGGGTCCAGCACCTTGTCGCAGGCATCGCTATTGCCGTCCAGGTCATAGAACCGCTGGCCGGCGATCAGGTCCCAGGTGAAGAACCGCTCCTGCCGCATCACGGCGTAGCGCCGGTACAGGAGCTCGTGGGCGCTGCGCACGAAGTCGTCCAGCAGATCGGCCATCCCCGGCGGCAGCACGCCCATGGCCACCTGAGTAGCGAAGCCCAGGCGCCGGGCGATGCGCAGCCGCATTTCCTCCAGCGTCACCGTGGGCTGGCCGTCGTCGCACTCGCAGTTGTAGGTCATAGCTGCCATCGCCTCTCCTTCACGAAAAAGGCCGGCCGGAGTCACCCCCGACCGGCCGCCGTCACCGCCGCCAGCGGGTCGGGTTACTGCTTGCGGGACTCGCTCTCGTCATCGATCGCGGCCAGCAGATCTTCACGGCCCTGCCCTTCGGCTTCCGCCGCCTCGATGGCAACCAGGTCCGCATCGCTCAGGTCCTTCAGCTTCTCGGTGATGGAGGCCACATCGCCGGCCAGCAGCTCGGTGAAGTCAGTGGCCACCGCCGCATCCTTGCCAGCCTTCGCCGCGGCCTTGGCAGCGTTCTTCTCCGCCCTCTTCTCGGCAGCGGTCTTGGCCGGTGCAGTGGTCGTGGTCTTCGCCGCGGCCTTGGCAGTCGACGGCTGGCGGCTGTCGATGAACTTCTCCAGGTCCCGCTGACGGTTGAAGTAGCGGGCGCGGGCCGCGTCGGAGTCGGCATTGCCGCCGTACTTCTTGACCAGGCCGGCGAATGCAGCGCCGACGTCGAAGTCTTCGACCTGCATGTCCTTGGACTCCAGCTCGGTTACCAGTTCCTCGCCGTAGATCTCTTCGAGGATGGGCTGTTCGAACTCCGGCACGGTGGTCGGGAGCTTGGTGCTGGCGTCACGGTCGATCAGGAGCGTGACGAAGGTGAGGATGATGGACTTGGCCATTACTGCACGCCCTCCAGGGTGATGGGGCCCGTGGCAGCGGCACCCAGCTTGACGAACTTCGGCAGGTCGGCGATCTCGACCACCGGACCCTGCGTCGCGGTCGCGCTCAGCAGCGTGACCCAGCCCGCGTCGCCGCTGGTCGGGGTGGCACCACTGGCCAGACCGGGGTGGCCCTGCAGCAGCACGCCGCTGGTGACCGAGGCGTTGCCGCCAAGATGGGCCAGCCCTTCGCGCCCCTCCCCGCCCAGCAGCGGGGTCTTCTTCAGGGCAACGATGTTCGTGCCCTGTACGGTGATGGTGTTCGGCATTTCTTTCTCCTGGCCGGCGAGGAATGCCCCGCCGGCACGTTGGGGGTAATCAGGCGATGCTGAAAACCGCGTTCGAGTTGCGCTTGCGGCAGGTCAGGCCGTAGTCCGCGGTCAGGCCGAAGTAGTACGTGTAGCGGTCGTACACGCGCGGCGGGGTGCGGCGGATCATCCAGCGGCCCTTGACCGGGCGCAGGCGCAGGGCCTTGCTGTTGAGGAAGTAGCCGCGCTTCTTCCACGGGTAGGTGATCGCACCCAGCTCTTCGTCCAAGGCATCGAAGGTCGGATCCCACACCACCGGCACGCCCTTGAAGGCCAGCGCCTTGGTGCTCGGGTCCAGCGTCACGCCGCCGGTCGACGCCTGGCCCAGGTTGATCTGGCGCCCCATGACCTTCAGCGCGTCGGCCTGGATGGCGTCGTACATCGCCGAGCCCACGACGATGAAGTCGGGGTTGCCCAACTTGCCGTAGGTGATCGTCTGGCGCCACAGGGTTTCCAGCGTCGAGATCAGGTTGCCGGCCGTAGCCGTGCTGATCCCCATCTGCGCCCAGTTGCGCCACCACGGGGTGGTCGACGCATCGATGCCACCGATGACACCCGCGTTCGGGGTGGTGCTGACCAGCGCGTCCAGGCCCGGTACAGCCTTCGGGTTCGCCGAGCCGTCGAGGTGGACCTCGCGGTCCCAGTTCTCCTGGAAGCCATCCTTCAGCGTGGTCCAGCCTTCCTGCAGCTTGTCCACGATCTGGATCTTCTCGGCATCGGTCATCTGCGCCGACTTGTCGGCGGTCAGGATGATGCCGTTGTTGGCCAGCTCGGTCTCGTTGAGGCTGAAGCCGTCGTGGGCCTCGTAGTGCTGGAACGGCGCCAGGCGTACGGTGTCCTTCCGGTTGAACGTGACCTGGTCGTCGCCGGAGTAGTTCTGGTAGTTGCTGTCGTTGGTGAAGCGCACCTTCTCGTTAAAGATGCCGTTACCGAAGACCGTCTCGGTCTTCTTCTCGATCAGCCACTTGGCCAGCGGACGTTCGCTGGTGAACTGGTCGATCGGGTCGTCAGTCGCATAGGACTGCATCTGGTAGTTGGCGCCGGACGCCAACTGGGCGGGAGTCAAAGGCATATCGCACCTCGGAGGGAAAGAGGAAGCCCGAATGGGCGTGGTCTCTCGCGTTCCGAGGGCGCGACTCTCGTTTCAGCGCTACCGGCGGCGAACCCGGCTTACGTCACTCGCGATGCCGGCGTTGGCCGGCTGGATCGCAATATGCGCCAGCCGGCATGCCAGTCAACGGGGTTATGCAACGTTCGTGTTGAGGCCGGGATTGTCGGGGCGCTGGGTGCCGGCGACATCCGCGCGCGCATCGGCTTCGCTCAACGCCGGTAGGCCCGGCTTGCTGCGCTCGTCCCTGTAGAGCTTTTCACGCAGCTGGAACCCGAGAATCTGCCGCACCTTGGCGAGGGCATCTGCTCGTGCGAAATGGCGTCCGAGAGTCACGTCAGCCTCGCTGGTGTGCAGGTGCACGGCCTGCCCAGTGACGATGAAGCCATTGCGCAGGCGGACGATGCAGAACGTGAAACGTGCGAAGTCCGGATCAATCTCCGGTTGCACGCCCGCCCCCTGATACGAACCCGCCACACCATCCCGCGCGGTGAAGTACTCGATGTCGATCACCTGGGCCTCGACCTCATCGGTCGTCACGCCCAAGCTGCAGCGGACTGCCTTCTGCTCGTTCATTTTCTGCTCCAGTCGTTGAGCGCCCGCCAGATGGCGAGCGCGAGGGGATGGCGGCGCATCAGCGGCCCTGCGTCTTGGCCAGCTGCACCCCGAAGTCGAAGGCGTTCTCCTTCGTCGGGGCCTTGCTGAGGTCCACGCCAGTGGCGCGGGCCGGGTTGTTGGGCGCCGCTGCCGGCTGGCGCTGCACGGGAGGTGCCACCGGAGCGGGTGCGGCCAGGTAGGCCTTCTGGATCGCCGCGGCCCACTGCTGGGGCGGCAGGCTGTCCTGGATGACCGCCACCATCGGCTGGATGGCCTTGAACTTGGCGTCGAAGTGCTGCGGGTCGGCGGCACGCAACTGGGCGCCCAGCGCCTGCACGTCCTGCATCGCCTGCTCCTGCGCCTGGGTGGCGGCCTGCGACTGCTCCATGGCCTGCCGCTGGCGCTGCTGGCTGTCCTGCTGCAGGGCCGAAGCGCGACGGGTGCGGATCAGTTCCTCCGCGGCCGCCTTGGTCATGTCGCCGTCGGCCACCTGCTTGGCCAGCTCGGGATACTCGGCCAGCGGGTCGTATCCCGGCGCCGGCCGGCCCAGCTCCTTGGCCAGCCAGGCCATTTCCTGCTGCATGAAGTCGTAGGCCTGCGCCATCGCCGCCGGGTCGCGCGAGTTGATGGCGGCCAGGTAGTTCAGCGCGTTGCCCATCTGCTGCGGATCTGCGCCGGTGGACTTGATCGTTTCCTCCCACTGCCGGCCGCGCTCGGCGTCCGGTCGCAGGGTCTCGGCCTCGGCAGCGCGCTCGCTCAGTTCGCGGAAGCGCTTCTGGGTACGCTCGTTGGAAATGCCCAGATCCTTGATCTCGGCGTCGATGGCATCGGGCTGGTTCGCAGCCTCCGCAGCGGCAGCGGCAGCCGCCGGGTCCGGCTCTCCACCTTCGCCGCCCTCGCCGCCCGGTGCACCAGCACCGCCTGCGGCAGCGGCAGCGGCAGCACCTGCATCAGCGGCGGCCGCGGCATCTGCAGCAGCCCCATCGACGGCGGCAGCCGGCGCGCCACCGTCCTCCAGCACTTCCTGCTCGCGGGCCTTCTCCACGCCCTGGCTGAAGGCGTCCAGCGCCTCGGTGTTGGGGTTGCCGTCGTTGCTGGCGACGGTCGCCGCGGCCTGGGCGGCAGCGGCTGCAGCGCCGTCATCCTCGATGGCGGTGGTGTCGGGTTCGTTCTGGTCAATTCGCACGTGTGTGTCCTCGCTGGCGGCGTGTGGGGTCAAACAGGGGTGATTGCCGGCGGCGTCATCGCAGCCGGGTCGAGCATTGCGGGATCGATGGGCGGCTCACCGCCGGCGGCACCGGCAGCCATCGCCGGGTCAATGGCGGCACCACCCATCGGATCGAGCGCAGGGTCAACCGGTGCCGGCGCCTGCGGAATGAAGCTGTACGGGTCGATGCTGGTATCGCCGGCGCGCTTCACCGTCTCCACGGCCAGCTGCTCGAGGCAGTTGGCGATGTCCAGTGGCGACGAGCCGCGCATCTGACCGATCTGGATGGCGGACTGCTGAAGCTGCGGCAGCAGGATCGACCACTGCTGCTGGCGCAGGGCCGTGGCAGGCTTCCCGGACGACCCCGCCCGGATGTCCACCTGCACCACCATGTCCAGCATCTCCGGCTCGGGGACGTTGAACCACAGCGCATCGGCGCCGGCCCAGTTCGCCGCCTCGTCCTGCGTCAGCCCGTTGGGCGAAACCGCCAGCTCGGCGGTGTAGACGGCCAACTCGGAGAGCATCTCGTCCAGGCTGTCGCGGGCGTAGCCGATGCGAGACTCCGTGCCCTGCTGCTGGATGTCGGCCTCGGTCGCGGTCTTGGCGGTCTGGATGCTGGAGGACAGCGCCTCCTGCACACCCCAGATCATCTCCAGCTCCGCGCGGATCTGCTGGGTGTCGTACAGCGCCGGGTCGATCTGGTTGTAGCTGATCGGGAACACCACCTGGTCCGGCCGCTGGCCCTGCAGGTCCAGCCCCACCATCTCGCTCACCACTGCGCCTTCGAGCTTCTTGGCGTCGTGCGGGTCCAGGGCTCCACGATCGAAGCCGGTTTTCGGGATCGCGCGGCTGCGGTGGGTCCGGTAGTTGGTACGCGTGCGGTTGTACTCGTCCAGCAGCGAGCGCGAGCGATCGACCAGGGACTGTGGGTGGCGCGCGCCGTCGTTCCAGATCACGGCCCAGCTGAAGAACGGGTAGAAGCGCGTCGTCCGCTGCTCGGGCTTGAACGGCTCGCGCAGGTAGCGCGGGCAGCCCTCGGCCAGGGTGATGACGTGCCCCGTCTCCTTGTTCCACACCTCCCACACGCAGACGCAGGCCTTGCTCGTGTCAGTGGCACCGGCCGGACCCTTGGAGAAGGCGTCCGCCTGCTCGCCCCTGGCCGCGCCGCCGAAGCCCGCACCGTCTGTGGCCTTGCCCGGAATGCGGAAGTAGGCCGTTGCCGATCCCAGCACGTCGGCGGCATCGGGATACGTTGCCTTGGCCTTGTCCATCGGCATGAACAGCCGCTGCGCGATCCACGGGCTATCCACGTACTGCTGCAGGCACGCGCACTCCGGCGCCTCCTGGATGTCCTCAGCCCGCACGAAGTCGATGCACAGGGCGTTGAAGATGATGCGCTCTGCCTCGTCCTCGGCCTGCTGCAGGCGCTGCTCGAGTTCTGCGCGCTGCGCGGAGTAATCACCCACCATGCCTTCGGCTAGGGCGCTCTGGAGCTGGCCGATGGCCGCCAGGCTGGAGCGCAGGCCGGCAATCTCCTGCTGCAGGGCCGGGTTGCTGCCCGTCTCCCGATGCCACGCAGCCTTGAGCCAGCCGATGCCAACGCTCAGGCCGGAGCGCACCAGCGGGTCGGCCGCGGCCTTCAGCTTGCCCTTCTTCCAGAGCCTGCCGACGACGATCTCCAGCGTGGTGGCGAAGGCCTTGGCCTCCTGCTTGATGCGCGGGGAGACGGCCTCGGCCAGCTCCACGCTGACCTCAGGGTCACGGGCGTACAGGAACGTAGTCAGGATGCCGACGTAGGTGCCGGCGATCGGCACGCGCACGTCGTACACGTCGGTGTTGGCCTGCTCCTGGCAGTAGGTGCGGTCCTTGGCGTAGCCCTCCCGGGCTCCCTTGTCGAACTCGCGTGCTTCCTCGATCCGCTTCAGCCAATCCTTGACCGCGCCCTCTTCCTCCAGCGTTGCAGCAGCCTGGCGCTCGGCTTCCGCCTGCTCCATCTCGTCTGCTTCGATCGCCTGGGCCAGCTGGTCGCCTGGACCGGTCATAGCATCTTCCTCTTCCGTTCCATCGCGTCGGCCGCCTCGCCGTTGTGCTCGAGCCATTGGCGGCTATAAGGCGTGATGACCCGACCCCGTTCAACGGAGGTCGGCGCCCTTGCGCTGGCGATGGCCGGGAACCGGCTGTGGATGAAGTAGCCCAGTGCGTCCGGCGGGTGATCGAAGCCGGTGGTCTTGTCCGGCATGCCGTTGGCGTCGTAGGCCTGCTTCTCCAGCGCCTCGGTCAACTTGGGGCAGCCCACCGGGTTCACCCGTAGGCGGCGCACGCCCCTGGCATTGCAGAGCATCGCGTTGACGCTCACCACGCGGGCGCGGATGCGTGGGTTGGCCGGCGGCACCCGGACGACGAACCCGGCCGCCCGCAGAAGGCCCAGGTCGGACACGCTGGCGTTGTTGGTGTGCGAGCTCTCCCCGCTGGCGTCGGGGTAGACCGCGATGTGCCGATCGCCGAACCGCTCGCGCAGCGCCACGATCATGGCCGGGGTGTCCCTGACGCCGGTGAACTCTTCCAGCGCCAGCGGCTGGCCGGCCCGGATCACGCAGACGATGGCCGTCATGTTCATCACGTTGAAGTCCATGCCCACGTGGAGCCGGTCGTCGTCGTTGATCGTGGCCAGGGTGCCGTTGAGCTTGCGGTCGTAGGCCGCGTACACAGAGCCGCTGGTCAGGTTCACGAACAGGCCGTTGATGTAGGCCTTCACCAGCTGCGCCGGGTACGTCTCGAACAGGGACTCGATGTAGTCGTCCGGCAGGTTGATCTCGTTGTCGTAGGTGCTGGCGTGGACCTTGCCGTACAGCTCGGCCTTGGCCGGCTCCTGCCCCGGGATCTGCTCGAACTGCTCATAGACGAAGTTGAAGCCCTCGGGCGTCGTCGTCACATCGATACCGTTCTGCAGGCCGGGCGCCTTCACGCGCAGGCGGGCGATGATCTTCCGCCAGGCATCATGTGCCTTCCGCTTCTTCAGCGTGTCGATCTCATCCACCAGACCGCGGCCGATCTTGAAGCCCACGATGCTGGCCGGGTTGTCCATCGACCGGCAGATGGCCGTGCCGCGGTACTGCCGGCCGGCGTACAGGTGCACCTCCTTGTTCGACTGGTTGATCTGCGCTCGCAGCCCCCAGTCGAAGGCCACCTCTTCGATCGTCGGGTAGAAGATGTCGCGGATCTGCGGGTAGCTGGGCGCGAAGTACCCCGTGGGGATCCGTGGGAACTCCCAGGCATGGCGGCACAGGGAACCGCACCCAACCCAGGTCTTGCCCGAGCCGAAGCCCCCTACGAACGCCCGGAACTTGTGCGGCAGCTGGAGGAACTCTGCCTGCGGCTGGTTAAGCGTCGGCACGCTTGCGCCCACTGACCACGTTGACCGTCACGGCAACCGGTGGCGGCAAGTCATCGTCGTCCTTCTCGCCCTCATCCAGGCCGGCCAGCTTTGCCTTGCCCATGGTTGCTTGGACCATCGCGGCGCCCTGCTCCCGCTTCTTGGCCACCTGGCGAGCTTCTTCCAGCTCGGCGACCAGGCTGGCAATGGTCACCCCATGTGCGGCCAGTGCCACCCCACGGAGCTCATCAAGCCTTGCGGCGATCTTGGGGTTGTCCAGCAGCTCCTTCGCCGAGCGGTTGATGGTCTCGGGCTTGGCCTTCTCGGCGCTGTAGCACTTCCGGTAGGCCTCGCTGGCGTTGCCGCTCTCCAGGTACCGCTGGCAGAACGCCTCCTGCTTGGGGGTGAGTCCCGTCATGGGCTCAACCTCCCGATGCGGTGGATCGCCGATTCCCGGAAGTCATGGCGTCACCGAGGGTCATGGCCCCCGGCCGGCCGCACGCGGCCTCTTCCGTGTCGGCTGCGGGCTGTTGTCGACACCTGCCCGCTGGTCGGGCCGGTACTGCAGAGAGCGCCCCGGCCGGCGCTTCGAGATACGGATCGATGGTGTTGGGCGTCTGGCGGTCGCTCATGCCGCCATTACGCGGCAGCGGCCATCTCATGCAACGGAGGGAATGGGAGCTGGAGTTGCACGGGTCGCTCGGCTCCGTCGTCCAACTGGGCAGGCTCATCGTCCAGAGCCCACGCCGGCAGGTGGAAGCGGATGTCCTCTTCCAGGGCGTGCAGGTCAGGGACCGCCGCGTTGCCCCCGCCCATCGGCAACTCCGCATAGGTGCCCATCACCCAGTCGTACTGCTCGGCGTAGAAGCGCTCGGTCCTCGCCTCCCCCGCCATGAGCAGGTAGACCTCGGCCTGGCTGTTGATGGCCACCACCGTGCCGGCCCCCCGGGCGTAGAGCGTCTGGCGGATGCGCTTCTGGAGCCGCTGGGCCAACTCCTGCACCGTGGCACAGTCGTCCAGGCAGAATGCCGGCTTGATGCGGCGCTCCACCTGCCTACGCGGCGTAGGGTCTCGGTTGGTGTCGTGGTTCGAAGTGGCCATCGCATCCTCCCGCTCTACGCATCTCGCAGCTCGTCCAGGACCTCGTCGTCCAATCGGAACGCCGGCAGGCGACCGTCGATGTCGCACGCACCCTGCCGGTCCGGCTGGCGCCGGCAGTGGAACACCCCGTCGCTCAGCTCACGGAACTGGCACACCGAGCAGCGCCCATGGCGGCGAACCCGGGCTCGGTAGCGCTTCCACATGCGGGCGTTTGCGTCGGTCAAGCGGCCACCCCGCTGGCCAGGCGCTGTTCCCCGTACAGGGCAATCAGCAGGGCATCGGCCCGGCCGTTGTCCTTCTTCCGCTTCAGCTCGGCCGCCACAGTGGGGAACCGCTGGATCGCCAGCACCCGGGACGCATCCTTGGGCTGGCCGGTCAGGCCGAACTGGCGCTTCCAACTGGCCGGCTCGGCGCGGGTGTACGGGATGCCTAGCAGCTCCAGCACCGCCTTGGCCTTGCCGTAGTGGTCGCCGAAGTTGAACGACGACTGCGCGCCAGCCCTCCGCTCGCCGTCCTTGGGCGGCATCGCCCGGACGCGCTCAATGACCGCCGACACCGCGGCGCCAGGGTGAAGGTCCCGAGCGGCACGGATGAACAGCGCCACCTGCCGGGCATCCACCTCCCTGTCCTCGCCCAGCAGCGGCATGTCGATGATCGGGCCAGCCTCGCCGTCGGCCAGCACAGCGATGGCCCCGGAAATGCCTGGGTCGATCCCAAAAATCAGGCGACTTGCCATGCGCGCGTCCTCAGTTGGTGCTGTTCGATCAGGGTGTTCTGCAGGTCCAGCAGGTAGTCGTCGCTGCCGATCTCCTGCCGGAACCGGCGGGGCTGCTTGGCGTAGCTGGGGCCGAACAGGCGTTCGCAGGTCTCGGCCGACATGCCGCCGAACGGCTCGCCGCGATGGCTCCAGGAATTCAGGCCGACGGTGAAGTCATGACCGCGCCGCTTGGCGCCGTGCTTGCCGCCGACGGTCAGGTGGTGCACCTCGCAGGGGACGTGCCCGAGGCCCAGGCTGTGGGCGACGATGCAGCCAATCTCGGTGATGGCGTCCATTCGGGTCTGCTGGGCAGCCGTCGGCTTGCCGGTTGAGCGGCCGCGCTTCATGCAGCACCCCATTTCCGAAGAGCCCGAACTAAACTCCGGCCCACAACATCAGGGGAACATTGACATCCATGAAGGAATCGATCACAGGACGAGACCTGTTCGTCATCAGCACCGTATGCACTGGATTTGGCGTGCTTCTGGCTTGGGGCCTGTTCTACCGATGGGGGAGTGCACCGCCATCCAAACCCATTGACTGGCCGGCTTGGGCACAAGCAATTGGCAGCATCATTGCCATTGCCGTGGCCATAGCGGTTCCTTGGTCCATACATCGAGCTGCGGAGGCGTCTGATAAGCGCGTTGAGTATCTGCAAGCCACAACGATCGCAGGCGCATTCCAACCATTCATTAGCTACTACCGCGGCCGAGCAAATTCTCTTCGCAAGATGCTTGAGCAGAATTACTCGGAGAAGCAAATTGCGGAGTTGGTTCCAAAGAATGCCTTTGATGTTGCGCCGACCATTCAGCAGTTCCATCCAAAGCTCTACATGCTTGGCGAGGCGGGCATTGTGGCTAGTGAATTCGTTGCGAATTTGTTCTGGATGTCGCTCTACATGGAGATACTTCACAAGGGGCATGGTGGGAATGCTAGGGACCAGGCACTCATTGATTGCAAGAACCTGATTGCAGTCGCAGATGAGCTCGAACCATTGATCAACCCGTTCTGTAGACCCCGCGATAGACGAGTTAGGAAGTAGGCTGAACTTCATGCAACCCTCCGCTGCTGCTCGCCGTAGTCGCGATACCGCGGTTCGTTCAGCCGCACACCGTTCTCCACGGCCCAGGCCTGCGCGAAGGTGATCAGGTCCGCCATGTCGCCCACGGACATGGTCCGGGTCTGCACGGCCAGGTTCACCACGCTGGCGCCGTCCAGCGACGGCACGATGTCGCCCTGCTGCCGGCTTTCGGTACGCGCCCAGGCGTCGACCAGCAGGCGCTTCCAGCCCTCCTTGTCGATCCAGCGGCCGGCCCACTGCCGCTGCTGGGCGATGTCCTCGCAGATGGCATGGAGCATCGCGTTCTGCTCCAGACTGCGAGTGGACTTGCACTCCTTGACCTCGACGCGGACGGCCCGGCCGAGCTCCAGGTACTGGCAGGCAAAGCGCCAGGCCGCGGCCATGCGGTCCCGGGCGTTCTCGGCCCGGAGGATGAAGGTACTCATTGGTCACCTGCCCTTGCCGCAGCAGCCGTGGTCTTCATCCGGCCGAAGCCGGCCGCCTTCGCGGGCTTGTCGGGGGTAGTGGCGATGGGCGCCGGCTGCCAGTACTCCGGCAGGTTCGAGAACCGGAACTGTTCCGGCTGGTACAGCACGCGAACGTCGCCGGACGGGCCGTTGCGCTGGATGCCCACGATCAGCTCGGCCGTGCCGCGGTAGCGGGTGTTCCGGTCGTAGATCTCATCGCGGTAGATGAACACCACCGCGTCGGCGTCCTGCTCGATGGAGCCGGAGTCGCGCAGGTCCGAGACAATGGGGCGCTTGTCGGGCCGCTTCTCCAGGTCCCGGTTGAGCTGGGACAGCAGCAGCACCGGCACCTTCAACTCGGCCGCCATCAGCTTCAGCGCCCGGGTGATCTCGCCGATGCCGGCGGCACGGTTGTCCCCCACCACGGTCATCAGCTGCAGGTAGTCGATCACCACCAGGCCCAGCGGGTTGCGGGCATGCTGCCGGCGCACCTGCGCAACCACATGCTCCACGCGAGCATTGCGCGGCCGGCTCACGAAGATGGCGGCCTCGCGCAGACGCTTCATCGCGCGGGTGACGTTGCTCCAGTCGTTGTCGTCCAGCTCGCCCGATCGGATCCGCTGGCCGTCGATCCCGCCGATACTCGCCAGCATGCGATCGCCCAGTTCCTCGGGCTGCATCTCGAAGCTGAAGACCGCCACGGCCTTGTGCTGCTGCAGCGCCACCCACTCGGCGATGTTCTGCGCCAAGGTGGTCTTGCCCATCTTCGGGCGGGCTGCCAGGACGTACAGCCCGCCCGGCTGCAGGCCGCCCAGCAGTGCGTCCAGGTCCGTGATGCCCGTGGACAGCCCATGCACCTGGGTGCCGGCCGTGGCGCGCTCGGACAGGCGGTCGTAGACCCGCTGCATCACCGGCGCGACCGACTCGAGCTCGCACGGCTCGCTGTCCAGCAACCCACCGATGCGGCTCTGGGCCTCGCCCACCAGCTCCACGCTGCTGCGGCCGTCCGGAGCGAACCCATCGTTCACCATCGCCGTGCCGACGTCGATCAGCTGCCGCAGCCTGGCCTTGTCGGCCACGATCTCGGCATAGGCCCGGATGTTCGCCGCCGACGGCGTGGTGCTGGCCAGCTCCAGCAGGTAGGCACCCTCGCCCACCTGATCCAGCTTGCCGCGAGACTCGAACCACTCGCCGATGGTCACCGCGTCGAAGGGCTGCTCCTTGGCGGCCAACTCGGCGATGG